CAACGAGAGATTTACCCGAGAAAGGACACCATCGGGGTGGCTTTGAATGACTTTGGGTCGAGGTCATAGGGATGGCAACCAAAGCGAAACCAAAGCCAACCAAGTTAATGGGGGCCTTGTATCCGAGGCTTCATTCACCTTTCCTCAAAGGCACTTCACGTATAAAAGAGGTTGAGGAATTGGCAGAAAAGATCGGACTTCCTTTAATGCCATGGCAACGGCTGATTTTAAAAGACATGCTTACAACCCGTAATAAAAAGTTCGTGCGAAAGACCAATTTACTATTGGTTTCACGCCAATCAGGGAAAAGTCATTTGGCACGGATGAGAATGCTTGCGGGGTTGTTCTTATTTGACGAAATGAACATCCTGATGATGTCATCTAACAGATCAATGGCTTTGTTATCGTTTCGAGAGATGGTTTCAATTATTGAACGTAATGATTTCTTGATGGAACAGGTCAAATTCATCCGATGGACAAACGGCATGGAGGCAATCGAATTAAAGTCGGGTGCCAGGTTAGAGATCGCCGCTGACACGCGAGACTCCGCCCGAGGCAGATCCGTATCGCTATTGTTCATAGATGAGCTGCGTGAATTCTCGGTTGAAGGATACAAAGCCGCTGTCCCAACGACCCGAGCACGGGAAAACTCTCAGATCCTTTTAGTTTCCAATGCTGGCGACGCATTTAGCGAAGTTCTAAACGACATGAGAGAGCGCGCACTTTCCTATCCTCCAGAGAGTTTTGGCTTCTATGAATATTCAGCTGAACCTTTGGCAAAAATTAGCGATCGTAAAGCATGGGCGGCGGCTAATCCTGCCCTGGGTTACACGATTACCGAGGAAGCACTTGAAGAGGCAGTGGCTACCTCAACGGTTGAAACTATCCGTACCGAAATGCTCACTCAGTGGATCGATAGCCTCGTCAGCCCGTGGCCATATGATTGGTTTGAAACCACCAAGGATGAAAATGTAAAACTTGAAGCTGGAGGCGGGGTTACCGTCTTTGCTTTCGATATTTCGCCAACTAGACGCAACGCTTCTCTCGTCGCTGGTCAAATACAAGGTGACCGAATAGCCGTCGGGATCTTGCAAATGTGGCACTCTCCTACCGCTTTAAATGAATTGACCATGGCCGTTGACATAAAAGCCTACGCTGATAAATATCGGCCTTTTAAAATATTTTATGATCGTTATGCCACCCAAACCGTAGCTGAGCGGTTGCAGAATTCAGGGTGTTTGGTTGAGGATATTTCAGGTCAGGCTTTTTACCAGGCATGCGGTGATTTGCTTGAATCGATTTCCAACTTTCGAATTGTCCATAGTGGCCAGGTAGACCTTCAAAAACAAATGTCTAATGTTGCCGCCAAAACCTCGGATGCTGGATGGCGCATTATCCGTAGGCAATCGGCTGGCGATATTAGTGCTCCCATAGGGTTAGCCATGGTGGTTTCTAAGCTGATGAAACCTGTTTCAGTGCCAAAAATCTTTGCCGTTTAGTGTCGCGACACGACGGGGGTTTTGCGAAAATGTGCTTGACAATTCTGAACAATTCCTCCTATGGGAATACTCGAAAATTTAGGCCTTAGGGCTAGAGCTATACCGTCGAGCCCGAAAGTCAGGGCTCAATTAAATCCGCCCGTTATGGACGCACCGTTTGGCAACTTCTACGGCAATAATGCGTGGGGCGGATACGGTAGTTATGTAAATGCAGTTACTCGTCAGAGTGCTATGTCCGTACCATCGGTTGTTAGATGTCGTAATTTAATTTGTAACACTGTTGCAAGCATTCCATTAAAGACTTACGACAAGGCAACTGGTAAAGAAGTCGCTAACATGCCGTGGATTGAACAATTAGACAAACGTCAACCTCGCGCTGTAACTCTTGCGTGGATGTGCGACAGTCTGATGTTTTTTGGAATATGTTATCTCAGAGTTTCAGAATTATATGCCGATGATAATCGCCCTGCACGTTTTGAATGGGTGCAAAATGATCGAGTTACCACAAAATATAATGCTAAATCGACCGAGATTGAATATTACATGGTCGACTCTATTCGCGTACCTGACAGTGGGGTGGGTTCACTCATCACATTCCAGGCGCTTAACCAAGGGCTACTTTTAACATCACTAAACACAATTCAAGCCGCCATTAATATTGAAAAGGCAGCTTCTATTGCAACTGAAACTCCTATGGGTTCAGGATACATAAAAAATAACGGTAGTGACATTCCAGAGGATGAAGTTCAAGGACTTTTGAACTCTTGGAAAAATGCTCGCAATAGTCGCGGAGTTGCATACCTCACTCAAAGTTTGGATTACCAAGCGATTGCATTTTCACCTAAGGACATGGCTTACAACGACGCAAAACAATATTTTGCGACGGAATTGTCACGTGCTTGTAACGTACCAGCGTGGATGATTGACGCTGAAGTTATGCGTTCAATGACTTATCAAAACATTATTGACGCTCGTAAGGACTTTATGGCTTATTCCTTAGCGCCATTTATTTCAGCTATTGAAGCAAGACTTTCAATGGATGATTTAACTCCACGCACTCAAGAAGTTCGATTTGCAGTAGATGACACTTTCTTGCGCGTTGATCCAGTAGCGCGTTTACAAGTGTTACAACAAATGTTGACCCTTGGTTTAATTGATATTAATCAAGCTAAAGAGATGGAAGGACTAACACCCGATGGATCAGGAAATTCCGCAGATGCACTTAACATTTAGCGCGCCTATACAGGCCGCAGACCAAGGCCGCAGAATTATATCAGGCGTTGTTGTACCGTTTGGGAAAATCGGTTACACAAATGTTGGCGCCGTTATATTTGAGCGCGGATCAATCGCGATCCACGACGGAGCAAAAATAAAATTACTTGCCGCCCATTCGACAGCTGATCCAATTGGCCGTGCTCAATCATTTCAAACTACAGATGATGCTATTTATGGTCAATTTAAATTGTCTGCATCACAAAAAGGTACAGATTATTTAATTATGGCCAGTGAAGGTCTTATTGACGGCTTAAGCGTCGGAGTCGACGTGATCGCATCAAGTCCTGATCATGATGGCGTGATCCACGTGCAACGCGCCGTATTAAAAGAAGTTTCCTTAGTCGAAAGCGCCGCTTTTAAAGAGGCAAAAGTTACTTCAGTAGCCGCCCAAATGGCTGATCCTGAGGAAGCCGCTGAGGAAGTGCTAGAGGAAAAAGAAACAGAGTTAATCGACCAAATTTCTAATCTCGTAGATCAACTGAAAACAGTTCAGGAAATCGAGGAAGCATTAGATGAAACCCAACCCGAATCAGAAAGTGAGGCAAGCGTGGACGAAACCACAACAGCCGCAAAATCAGAGGCGAGTGAAACTCGTCCAGTAATCAAGGCGTCAGCGCCTTACATTCAGACCACGGTTCGCCATGGCATTACCTCTAAAGGTAAATATGTCGAGCATAAGGTTCGCGCCGCTCTCGGTAACGAGGAATCAAAACTTTGGATTGCAGCATCAGAGGATCCTTCAATGATTACAGCTGCAGATCCTTCAATGAGCAATAACTCATTCAACCCAATTCAGTATTTGTCATTTATTTCAAATACAAACTTTGGTCGCCCTGCAATTGACGCTGTAACTCGCGGCGTATTACCTGCAAGCGGTATGACGTTAAACATCCCATCACTTGTTACCTCAGCTGGCGGCGGATCATCCGTTGCACCGACTGTTGCAGCAACGGCTGAATCTGCATCACCTTCAAATACTGGGATGACTTCAGCTTATGAATCAGTAAGCGTGGGCAAATATGCAGGTCAACAACTAGTAAGTCTTGAGCTCATGGAGAGGTCCGACCCTATCTTTTTCGACCAGTTGGCCATTCAACTTGAGCGAGCTTATTTGCTTGCAACAGATGCAGCACTTATTGCAATTTTAACTGCACAAGGAACTCAAGCTGCAACAACAGCTGGTACTTCCGCAGGTTTGATTTCCTATATTGGTACTGAAGCACCTGCGGCATACGCTGGCAGCTCTTATTTTGCTTCAAATATCGTAACCAATACATCATGGTGGAGCACTTTGATTTCCGCAGTTGATACAACTGGTCGTCCTATTTACAACGCGATCAATCCTTACAACACTGCAGGTCAATCAACACCATCATCTATTAAGGGAAATGTTCTCGGACTTGATCTTTATGTTGATAAGAACGTTACAACTGGCCTTGTAGATGAATCTGCATTCATTATTGCGCCTGAGACTGTTACTTGGTGGGAATCTCCAACTGCATTCTTTAGCGTCAATCAAGTTTCATCAATGTCCGTTCAAACCGCAATTTATGGCTACGGCGCTGGCAAGGTAATGATCCCTGCAGGTGTACGTCGCTTTAACCTTACATAAGTCACACAGACACGATAGCCAAAGCTGACTTGTCGCCCTTAGTCAGCTTTGGTCTTTACTAGAAAGGATAAACATGACCGCAACACTTGTTACCCAACAAGAATTAACCGATACTCTCGGGATTGGGTCACTTTATTCGTCGACCACTGTCGAAAATATTTGTCAGGCGGCGGAGGATTTAGTAGTTGGTCAACTTTGGTTCAACTCTTATCCGATTGTTGGCGCTGGTCTAGTAAATAACGTGGCATATGTTGTTTTGTCTAACCGTAATACATACACAACGGGACAGAGCATACAAATAACAAATTGTGGAATTTACAACGGTACTCACACGATAACTGCCACCTGGCCGTATTCAACAGCTTCAACCGCTGGTTTTCCATGGTTTATGTTTCAGCCTTTTAATCAATTTACATTTCCTAGAGAATATTCGATCATCCAATTTTCTCAAACACATGCTGACGATGTTTATCATCAAATACAACCTTATGGAAAAATGAGCGTTGACTACGATACACAATTTGCTACTTACAACACCAAGCAAGCGATCCGTCTCGCAGCCCTTGAAATAGCTGTTGATATGTGGCAAAGCCGCAGCCAAAGTTCAAATGGCGGCATCTCCCCTGATTTCAGTCCTAGCCCTTACCGAATGGGTTACTCCGTTTTGCGTAGGATTTCAGGATTGATTGCGCCTTACGTTTCGCCGAGGTCTTTAGTCGGATGACCGTCGCTCTTACGCAACTTCGGTCGACTATCGCCGAGGCATTATCAAACCCAACGGTGTGGCAAGTGTCAGCCTTTCCACAAGCCTCACCGTTGGCTTTTTCAGTTCAAATTTCACCTGATGACCCATATGTGGAGCCTAGTAACAATCAACAAGCCTCCATCGCACCTATGGCAAATTTTAAATTAACCATGATCGTGCCGATGTTCGATAACCAATCAAACCTGGCCGATATTGAAAATTACATGGTGCAGCTATTTAACAAACTTGCTACAAGCACACTCAACTTTCGCGTGGGCACTATGAGCGCGCCTTCCGTTATGGGAGTCGACGCAGGGCAAATGCTTTCGTGTGATTTATCCGTTTCGATCCTAACAACCTGGAGCTAATACATGAGCGACCTATCAGCTGAGAATTTGGCCTTTCTTAAACTAATCGGCCAGATCAAAGACGACAAAACCCCAGCGGCACAAAAATCCGCACCTGCACCTGCAGATACAACAGACGAGGAAAAGTAAATGTCAGTATTTATTCAAAATTTTGCAGGTGTAAAACTTGCTCCAGTAACAAGCGGCACACCTGGTACATATGTTGATTTATCAAATCACGTAAAATCAGTAACGTTAACGAGAAAAGTAGACCAGGTCGAAACCACAGCGATGGGCTCACTTGGTAGGACGTACGTCGGGGGTTTGGAAACAAACACCGTGGCAATCGATTTCCTAAACGACGATGACGCCAGCTCCGTTATGGCAACTCTCAATTCACTTTTTGCAACTAACGCATCAATTAAATTGGTACAGACCCAAGGAACTGTTACAACGATCAGTGCAACGAACCCTTTATACGTGGGCCTTTGCTTGGTTAACTCGATTACTCCAATTGCGGGCGCCGTGGGCGATCTCAGCATGCAAAGCGTAACTTTTGATATCTCAGGAGCGCTAACAGTTTCATCATCAGGTACTTGGTAATAGGAGAATAACTAATGGCTAAATTAAGGGTGACTTTAGTAGATGGAAATGTAAGTGAGCACAGAATCACGCCGAGCGTGGAATTTGCTTTCGAGGCTTATGCAAAGAAAGGATTTTCTCGCGCTTTTCGAGAGGATGAATTACAGACCCATATTTTCTGGATTTCGTGGGAATGCTTAAGACGAGCTAACACTCTCGAGAGCATTCCTGCATTTGGCCCTGCATACATCGATCTACTCGACAAAGTAGAGGTATTGGATGACGTCCCAAACTAGTTGAGCGAGAGTCCATTCATTTTCTAGTGGCACAAATTGCCGTAGAGACTGGGATCTCGCCTAAAGATTTAGCTGAATGCGATGAATTGACTTTCAAAGCGATACTTGAAGTATTCAAAGACAGAGCGAAAGCGGTTAAAAATGCCAGTGCAGGTGGTAGGTCTTAAGGAAGCGCAAAAAGCCATGCGCGCTCTACAACCTACCCTGAATAAGGAATTAAACAAAGAGATCAAGGTAATGTTAAAACCAATCATTACTAAAGCTAGAGGTTACGCTCTTTCAGATCCGCCAGGATTAAGAAACTGGACTGTAAAAGGTGGATCACGTCAGATAACAAAAGCCAGCTCTCAGTTTGCCCCTAAAACAAATTTTCCTTTGTACCAGGCAAGCGTTGTTCGCGCTGGCATCAAGTCCGAGACCTTTCCATCAAAACCCAACCGCAACGGATTTATCTCTTTAGTGAGAATTGTTAACGCAAGTCGCGCAGGTGCCATTTATGAAATCGCTGGAATTAAGAACCCTGGCGGTCGGCCATGGGATCCAAAGAACAAATCTCATAACTTTTCCCATTCTCGCAACCCTGATGCTGGCGCTCATTTTATCAACTCACTGGGTGCCACAAAAGGTAACGGAAAAATGCGTGGACGCTTAATTTACAAAGCCTGGGCTGAGGATCAAGGACGAGCTTTAGGACACATAATGAAGGCGATTGAGGCCACCTCTAAACGCACTGTGACGTTTTCTAATTCCGTCGCAGCTTTACGTAAGGCGGCATAATGGCTAAAGCCTCCATTTTTTATGACATCATCACGGAATACAAAGGACAAGGCGCTAAAGCCGCTGAACAAAGTTTCTTAAAATTAGGATCGCTAGCTTCTAAATTAACGGGCGCATTATCTGCAACCGCTCTCCTAGCCTTTGGAAACAAAGCAATCCAGATGGCTGCAGCCGAGGATAAAGCGTTTAAGATCCTTGATAACACGTTAAACAATTTAGGCCTTGGTTTTGCAACCGACAGTTCTAATAAAATGATAGACGCCATGTCTTTGGCAACAGGTATTGCAAAATCCGAATTGATCCCTGCCTATCAACAACTTTTGACTGCCACCAGTGATGTCGCCCTAAGCCAAAAAGATTTGGATCTTGCTCTCTCGGTCAGTGCAGGTACAGGAAAAGATTTAGCCACCGTAACGACGGCAATTTCAAAAGGTTATTTGGGAAATACTACAAGTTTAATGAGGCTCGGTGCTGGATTAGATAAAGTCCTGGTCAAAACTGGAAACATGAAGCTCATTACAGAACAATTAGCAAAAACATATATGGGCTCAGCCGCGATCGCCGCCGACTCTTATGCTGGCAAAATTAATCGAATTAAAATTGCTACCGAACAAGCGACTGTAAATATTGGTACAGGGTTGATCGATGCACTCCAGGCTTTGAGTAAAGATGGCAGCATTACATCTTTACAGGACGGCATTATTAGTTTTTCAAAAGATATAGAAAATGCCATAGGCGGCATAAGTGACCTTATTGTGGCTATGCAAAAGATCCCAGGATCAGGCATATTGGCCAAACTTTTTAGCCATCCTCTTGAAGCCATCCCTGTTGTGGGTGCTTATTTACAAATGTTGGCTGACTCTCATAAAAAGAAAGTT